CACCGATCTTTGACTCGGTGGCTCCGCCCGCCCCGCGCTCCTGATCTCGAATCGACTTGTACATGGAGATCTCGTCGTCGGACAGGCCAAGCACGGCAGACCAAACGTAGTACTCAGGGAAATTTGACCTCTGGTATTTGTCGGCCAAATCAAGCTTGGCGTTTAAAACCTCAAGCTGAGCCAGCTCGAGAGCACCCGATGGGATGTTCATGTAGCAACTAAACTCGACCAAGTCTGGGTCGATGTTTTTTGCCGACAAGTCCACACGAGCAACCTGCATCATGCCGTTTTTTATTACACGCTGCAGCCTCATGACAGTTCTGCAAAGTCTGATGTCTAACTGACTAAGGTTTGCGCGGCCAACCGTGTCGTCGGCTCCAAGATATGATTTTGGCATCTTAAGAGAGGCGATCAACTTGTCTTTGAAGTAGTTCACGTCGTCGATCTGCTGGCCCTCAGGACCCGCTAGAACCTCGACCTCGGTACCCTTGTTGCCCTTGCGCACAGGCAAGAAAAAATCTTCGTCCGCAGCAAGAGGATTAAATCTCGTTAGAAGTTTGCCGCTAGCATCGGTGTACCTTTGCTTGCGGAAATCTTGCTTTACTTGATTAAGCAGCTTTTTTACTTGGTTCGGCGGCGCATCGCCTACGTCGCAGTAAAAGGCAAAACGGCTTGGAGACCGAGTGATCTTATACAAAATCATCGAGTCTTCCATCATGGTAAGGCGGCGCCATGCATACCTGGAAGCATCGGCCATCGAGATGCCATAAGCGTCTGAAGAATTGCGGCCCTGCATGCGGTAGTGCACCAATTCCCACGGCTCAAAAACCTGCACCAAGTCGTCGTAGCTGTGCATGCCGCTCTGATCGAGGTAGTTGCTTACCGATGATTTGGCCTGGATTCTCTGCAAGAACATCTCGGTGGAGACCGTAAACCCGAGCGACGGGTCTTGCACGAATCCATAGAGCAATCCATGTGGGTCTTGAATGCGGCGGCAAGTGGGAACAGGAAGGTCCTTTAAATCAACCACCCCCACCTGATCGATGCAGATGATCTCCTCAAAGCAGTTGCCCCACTTTGCGATCGTGCGAGCCCGCTCCCAAAGTCCGTCCTCGAGGCGCAGCTGCTTGGTCACCATGTTTTCCAAGATCTCTTGAATGACATTGTCCGGCGCTTCGAACCACAGAGAGCGCCCATTTAAGGTGTCCTGAACAGTTGCGTCGTCCGCGAAAATATCGAGAGCTGCGGCGATCTCAGGGTACGAATCCATCTCCTCGTAGTCCTGGTAACGGCTGGTAAGGTCCTGGTCAACCGCCACGCTTTCAGACAAATAACCAGATCCTTCGCTTTGAGGTCCGTTTGCGCTGAGCTGCATGCCGCCCAGCGACTGGTTGCTGGTGAAGTCCATCGTGTTGTAGATATCTGGAGCACCAGGCACAAGCATCTGGTCGCGACGAAACACTCGGCGGATAAGGTCTAAACTGCTACTGGCGATGCTCATGGGTGCCCCAGATTATTTTAAATTGAAAGTGCGAACTCGAGTTCACAGATTGCTTCTCAGCCCCTAACCATAAAGTCTTCTGCGTCAAACGAACCCGATGAATCCCCACCAGCAAGAACCTCAGCGCTGCCATCAGTGTTTCGTTTCTTATAGCTAGGACCCACGGACTTCGGAGGATTCTTCTTAGTGTAAACCTTACTGCCGGAAGCCGCTGCCTGTAATACTTCCTGCTTGGCCTCAGACACTTCCAGCTCCTCTTCGCGCTCCATAGTCTCTTCGACCTGAAACAAGGGGAGAGATCCCTCAAGGGCTTTAGAAACACGATGTCCCATTGGCATTTCAGAGCGCCCCTTTTCTGGAAGCATAGGCTGCTGGATATTGTATTCCTGGAATAAAGTCCAAAGCACCTGGGCCATGGCATCAGCAATGTCTTTTCCCGACCCTGGCCGGTGGTCCACCTTGAGAGGCGTCTCTTCCAAGTTCTTTAGCTCGGTAAATAATTGTGGGTAATCATAGCACTTGATGCGCTCGTCATAAATCACGGTGCGCAAATACCGATATGGGTCCTTAGATGTGTCTACTGACAGAACTTCTGCATTATAACCTTGTTCGTTTAATGCGAATAACATTTCTTTATGTTGGTAAGTGTCGCTTTTTATCATTCCAATGTGAAATCCGTGCTCACTAAACTCGTATATAAGCTTTCTTACGTTTTTAAATATAACTTCTTCTCCAGGCCTTCCTTGAATTCGAAGCATAAAGTCAATGTGAAAAAATGGCTGCAGCTCCTGAATGCTGTCGTCGTCAGATGGTCCAGACGTGGCAGGAACCACGTGGCTAATGTGGCCAATGCAAATTCCAAAGGCATCGCCCGTACTCGCCGGGTCAAGACCCACAACCCTTGGTGCGTAAGGGTTTAAGATCGGCTCCCAGTCGCCGTTTTTTCGCTGCCTAGCGATCTGCGACCAGTTCATGCGGTACGGCAGACGGCTGTCCCACTCAGAGCTGTTGCCCATAAGCGCACAGACAAATGGATGCGACCTTGTTGGGTCTTTCATCTTCTCGACAAGGTCTACGCGCTGCATAAAGCTGGAAATTGCCATGGTTGCAACCCCCAATAAATCGCGGAGACTCTCCTCCATGTTTATCTCGAAATCCTTCCTGAGATCCTCAGGAACGTCAATTACGAGAGCGTCTCGGCCAAAGTTTGTTTGATCCTCGTTGGCCGCTAAAATACGCGAAGGATACGATTCGTTGCCAACAAGAATCTTAAATGTCTCTTTTGAGAACTGATCTCGCTTCACGTCGATCAGGGATCTGTCTCGGATAAAGATCGACCGATCTCCGTCCTTGTCCGCCTTGCGGATAATCTCTTCGGTAAACGAATCGTGCGTGGTCTTTGACGACAAGATGCATAAGATGCCAGGCAGGCGCCCATTTCGGTTAAACCGCGACTTCATCCGCCTTACAATAGAACTGTACAGCCTGGTCGCCTTGGCTAAGTTCTTCGCCCGCTGCGACGACGAGCCCGACGTGCTGGACGATGTGATATGCGACGTACGCACGAAGTTACCTTCATCCATAACTCCGCCGAAAATGTTCATGCCCATAATCGAGGTGTCTGTCGAGGAACCCGCCACGATCTGCAGGCCCTTTGGAAAAACAATCTCGTCTTTAGTCTCACGCTTTGGACAAAAGTCGTATTGGAAGTATGGGCTCTCCTTCATCTTAGAGGAGATACCCTCAAACACTACCCGGCGAGCAGTCTCTTTTGAGTTTGCAATCGTACAAAAACCAATGGTAGAACCACTGGACAGCCCGTAAGTTCGAGCCGGGTCCCGCAGACAAGAAGCCTCATAAATCATCCGCAGAACAACTAGATGGCTGAAAAAACTTTTTCCTGTGCCAGTTGATCCAGTTATAAGTGCCTGCGAATACATCCTCGACCCAAAAATCTCAATCAAGTCCGAGCGCCAGACAGGGTACATGGTCTTAGTGACGCGCCCCATGTAGTAGTCGTCGTCTAGCCACTGGTCGATCGGAACCATGTCGGAATCTTGGTCGCAGTAGTCCGCAAAATGCTGAAACTCTTTGTTATGGCATAAAAGGAAAAATGCCTCGCGCTCCTGAGGAGTCATCTCGGCAAGTTCCCTTTCAAGCGATTCATCAATTTCTTGCGGAAGCGTGAGGCTATAGGACTTGTGCTTTTCTCGGAAAATAGACATCGGAAACCTTTAGTTATGCAGCCAATACATCATCAAGAACATCGTCAGTATGAGCATGCACTTGGCCAGTACAAACCATACCTCGCCACTCAACATGTCCCCGCAAGGTCGGGCCAGTGAGCCTCGATTGCAAACCCAATGCAGTAAAGAATCCCTACGAAGCCGATAACCAGAGCCACACAAAACAAGTGAAGCATAAGGCACCCCCTCTTCGGGTTTAGACTTATTCAAACCTCCTGAGATTCTTTTTGAGAAAACTCTTCAGCCTCTTGCTTAATTCGCTCGTCTTCTTGCTTTCTGATCTGCTCCGCCTTTATCTGGTTGTTCTTTAGGATGTCCATAAGCTCAGTCGATTCACACTGACGGACCTTCTCAAGTGCGCTCATCACGCGGCGCCGACTTTCGTCGTTTAAAATCACGTTAGCCGCATTGATGCCAAACTTCTCTGCGTAGGTCTGACCCATGCGCTGCAGGGCCAGGTAGGTGTCGTTTACCGAACTCGCTCCCGAGGCCTGCTCGAGCGATGCCGCGCCCGGAGAAGGGCGGCGCTTAAGCTCGATCTCAGACATGGTCTGGACGATCTCTTTGGCAATCCGGATGGCGTTGTTGTTGAAGTTGGTAAAGTTCTTGTGCTCTTTCTCGACAGCGTAGTGCTCCGTGATTCGGTCCACCTGAATTGCAAAGAGCATATTGATGGCGCTCAGGGAATCGACGTTCTCAGACATGCTGCCAATCAGAACAAGGTGCTTAGTGGGAGCCCTTTCTCCCTTGGCTCGGTTCTTGGTCAACCAATAGTAAATGGTCGCAACTACCGT